CAGTGAAGTTGCAGCCGAACCACAAACTGCAGAAGAAGCTAGCGTTGTTGATAACACAGTGGCAGCACAACAAAGAGTTCAAAACTTACAGAACTTAGGAGTGTCAAATGATTCGCAAGATATTATGGACGCATTTCAAGAAGTTCTTAAGCAGTCTGACGGAGACATTAGGTCATCCATCAAAGCTAAATTACAAATGATGGAAGGCGTTAAAAGACAAGAACAAAAGTAAGTTAGGAGATAACAAAAATGGCAGCATTAGGTTCAGCCAACCCAATTTACTCTAAGTACATCAACAACTTTGCTGGTGAATTATTTAGAGTTGGTGGTCAAAGAACACCTTTTACAGCTGCTGTAGGCGGAATGTCAGGTGGTGGAAAAGTTTTACAATCTACCTTTTGGCAATTCCAAACTGCTGACACAGCATCCATTACTTCAGCTCCAACAGTTGGAACTGAAGGTGGACAACCTACAGAATATCTTGGAAGAGATAGAGTATCATACACAGCTGTTACTCAGATTTTCCAAAAAGGTGTCAAAATGTCATACACAGCTATGGCAGCTACTAACCACCAAAATGTATTTGATGTTAGTGCCAATGCCTTCAACTTTTCAGATGGAAACGCAGGAAACACTGCTGGTGATAAACTAGCATTGTTTGGCGGTTCCCCAATTACTGATGAGTTTGCAGAGCAAATGGAACTTGCATTAGACAAAGTAGCAAAAGAAGTAGAGTGGTTTGCTATTAACGGTACCTACAATGATGGTACTGCAGCAGACTTCGCAGGTACAGACGATAGACAAATGAGAGGTCTCTTGGCACACTGTGCTTTAACTGGCGGTAATACATATTACAATGATACCAACGGTGACGGTACAGGTACAGACCAAGTACTTCACTGGGATACTATAGCTGGTGCATTGAAAACACTATATGATGCAAAAGCAGCTATGAAACAACCAGTATTGTTAATCAACCCTGCACAATTACTTTCTTTAAATAAAGAATTAATTAATCCAACAGTTTCAGGTGTTATTACACCAGCAATCCTACCAAGGGATAGAAACGTTGGAGGTGTTGATATTGATACAGTTATCACACCATTTGGCAACATCGGTTTGATGGTGCTAGACCCTGATATCTTGCCTGATAACAAGGCATTTATTGTGGACCTTGCATTCGTCTCACCTGTGTTTACAAACATTCCTGGTAAAGGAACTGTGTTTGTACGTGACATAGACCAAGATGACTATGCACGTGTTGCTAAAGCAGTTTATATGGAAATGGGATTTGACTTCGGTCCACCTCAAAACCATTGCTTGATTAGCGACATTACACCTGCTTAATAGTAGGTAACGTTTACAAGATTAGGGGGGAACTCCACCTTCCTCCCTTTTCTTGTGCTATAGTAAGGAAGATATGATAAGAACAATTGGTAAACCAGCTTTAATAGATGTATCAGAAGATGCAAGTAATTCAGTAGCAGTTAAATCAGATGGTCTTTTACTTTGCGGTATTGCATTTCCTGCATCTATGACAGGTGCTAATGTAAGTTTTGACTTTTCTTTTGATGGAACTAACTGGATAGATGTAGTAGAAACAGATGGAACAGAAGTTTCATATGTAGTTACTGCAGGAGATGTTGTAAGAGTAGACCCTAGTGGTTGGGCATTTGCTTCATCAGGTTATCTAAGAATAACTTCTGATGGTACTGAAGTAGCTGATAGAAACATCACATTAATATTTAGAACAAGTTAGGAGAGCCAATGAGCAATATTGGTAATCTCGTAGATAGAGTTTTTAGAGAATATCTAGAACCTATGGATGATGTAAATAGTTATACTTACATCTCAGGTGCTATTAGTAATGATGTAAACGAAGATGGCAATCCAATACAAACTACACTTTCTTTTGAAGGCAATATGCTATCTACTGAAGAAGAAGATGCATTAGATGCTGGAACAATTATTGAAGTTGGTAGAGAACTTATGTATTGTAAATCTCTTAATGCTGTTACTAATGAAATAACAGTACAGAGAGCAGTAAGAGGTACATCTTTACAACAACATAGTGCTGGAGATACATTAAAAATTTCTCCTGTTTTTCCTAGACAAAATGTTTATGATGCAGTAGTAGACCAAATAGAAACTTTGTATCCAACATTATTTGCAGTAGAAACTTTAACTGTTACAAATAAAGAAGGGTATACAATTCTTGGTAGCTATGATACACCTGGTACTTATAACTATTTAGTAGCACCCATTAAAGCTATATCACAATACACTCAATGGGATGGTAATGCAGATAGCACATCAGTACAATGGCGTGGTGTTTCAGTAGAGTTAGTAGACTTACCTAATCCTTATACATACAATGATGAAAATGGAGTAGAAAGAACTATAACTTATAATGCTGGTCCAAATGTTGTACACGCATTACAAACATATGGTATATCTAGTGGATTTCAAGTACACGTAACATTTAAGAAAAAGTTTTTAGACAAAGATAGTTATACATATTCAGGTGATATTGAGAATACAACTCTAACTTCTATAGGATTGCAAACAGAATATGAGCCAATTATTATGGCTGGTGCTGCTGCACAAATGTTAGCTGGTAGAGATATTCCTACTGCAACAACAAGTTATATTACAGACCAAATGGCTGTACAAAACTTTCCTGTTAACTCCGCTTCAAATATTCGTAATAGTTTATTGCAATATAAGCAACAACTTATGCAACAAGCTAGAAAAGATTTAAGAGCTAGATATCCTGAACCAGTAACTATAAACAGTATTGCCTATCCAAGTTCATAATGGTCAGGATAGCTAATACCCTAAGCGTCAGAAATCCTAAAAGATACGGATACGATATAAGAATTAATACAAACTTATATCGTAGTGCTATAGGACCTGGTAGAGAAATGACTATACAATCATCAGATGTTGAAGATGGTCAAATAAATGTTAAACAAAACCCTGAAGATTTTACATCTAACTTAGGTCGTATATATTCAAGAAATAATTTTAAAGGTGGACAAGGATTAGATACTGCACATAGAGCTAATGGTACTCCAAATGATGTAACTAGATTTTGGGATAGTAAAGGTGTTGATGTATTTCACGGTGATGATGAAGTATCTTATCACATACACTTGTTGCATAGTACAACAGAAAAAACTTCTGCACTTACATTAACTGGTACTAACAATTATTTAGTAAGAACAAAAGATGGAGCTAATGAATACTTGTGGTTAGTAGATGATACTAAAGTTTATACAAGTAGTGACGGTGGAGATAACTGGTCACTATCGTTAACTGCATCTTATGTTATTACAGGAATAGCACCATTTGGTAAACAACTATTTGTTACTGCTGGTTCAGGAACTAACTTAGAGTTACAACATTATGATGGTTCTACTTGGTCTATAGAAAGTTTAGGTTCTACTCTTACAGGTTTTTTAAATGGTGTGTTTATAGAAAAAGGTTATTTATTTATATCAGGAGAAACTTCTGATGGTATTCACTACTTGTGGTGGGCAGACCCAGTTTCTAAAAATTACAATAACCAATTAGTAACAGGTGGTAGTCAAGTAATAGTTTCAGGTGAAACAGATTTATTTACTAGTATGGTAGATGCAGGTTCAGTAATACTTGCTGCTAATGAAAGTGGAAATATATATTCTATTAAAGATGTAGCTGGTACTCCAGAGCTTAAAGGACAAACAGAGATACCATTTGAAGAAGTACATACAATAGCTGCTGCAGAAGGCATAGTATTTTTTGGTACAAAAGAATTTACAAGAAATGTAGGTAGATTATATCGTGCTGATTTAGTAGTAGCTGATGACTTGTATGTACTAGCTAATAGACAATTAGTTAAAGAATGGGTAGTAGATAGTGTAGATACAACACCACATTCTATGTTTGTATCTAGAGATAGTGTTTATGTAGGAATAGAAGAAGATGGAAGTAAGTCTTATTTGTGGAGATATTACTTACCTACTGGAGGTTTAGCTAGAGATTTAGAATTTGATGCTGGTGGATTTGTATACGGTGTAACACAAAGCAGTGGTAAATTTGTAGCTTCAGTTTCAGGTGCAGGTGTTTATAAAGAAACAGATAACTATGTAAGTACAGGTTACTTAATAATGTCTGCAGCAGATTTTTATACAGCAGAGCATAAACAGTTTATTGGTGCAGAGGTTAGCACTTTCACCCTGCCTGGTGGAACAAGTGTAGATTTAAGATACTCTACTAAGTTTGAAGCACTAGATGACCCTGATGATAGTTCTTTTACTAGAGCTTTACTACAAGCATCTGGCTATGGTGATGAAGAAAAACAGATACAGGAAGTATCTAGGTACATAGTAGGTAAAGTTATTATTAATAGTAATGAAACTAATACAGCTACACCACAAGTTAAATCAATACAGTTTCGTGCATTGGCTAGACCAGAGCTAGTAGTAGCACAAATACCAATAAATATTTCAGATAGAGTTGAAAGACCTAATAGAAAACCTATAAAGGTTAAAGGTTTAGGTGATACTTTATACTCATCATTAAGAAATCTAGAAGGTAGTTCAGTAACTTTAGAAATATATTCTCCTTCAGAAGTTATTAAAGGTGTTGTAGAAAGAATAAGTTATCCAATACAATCTAACCCTGAAAGAGGAAGTGTGTTACAATATGCTATAATAACTGTCAGAGGAACAAGACAACCAGTGATTAGTGATATAACATCTATACACACTCCTGGTATTGCAGCCTTTGGTATAATGAGATACGGAGCATAATGGCAGATAGAGCTACACAAATAGTAAATTTTTATGAAAGCACACTAGCTTCTAGTTTGATTGGTGCTAGTGGAGTAGGAACAACATTATCACAAGCACCTTCTGCTGGTGGTGTTAGTACAATTAGTGCAACATTAGCAGATGAAGATACTTGGTATTATCTTGTAGTTGACCCTGATACATCAGGTTCAAGAGAAGTTATAGTTATTAAAGAAAGTTCAGGAACTACAGTTACTAATGTAGGTAGAGATGTTGAAGGAAGATATGCAGCTTCAAGTTTACCTGAGCATACATCAGGTACTACAGTTAGAATGGCTGTATTAGCTGAGCATATAGATGACCAAAATGATAGAGTAGCTACAAATATTACATCATTAACAACAGCTATATCAGATTTTAATACAGATGGTGCTGCAGCTATAGCAGCTATTAATGCATCATCAGCAGATGCAATGATGGAAAATGCTACTGATGGTACTTCAATTACAGTAGATAACGAAAATGATTATATTTTAGTTTACGATAATGACACTACTACAGCTAAACAAGTTAATTTAAGTCAGCTTAATTTAGGTGCAAGTGTAGGTTTAGTTTTAGCATTGGGAGGATAATATGAGTATGCTTCTTATGCTTAAAGAAGGTGGAAGTCTAGGAATAGACACTATTGGTAATAAACCTATTGATGAAGATATAGATTTGTTACCTGATGCTGGTGGTGGAACTCTTAGTTATGCACTAAGAATAAGTTACGAAGGTCTTTCAGTAACAAGCGTGACACAGACAAGTGTCCGTGCTATAGTGATGGGAGATAATTAATTAATTAATTGGAGATAAAATGGCAGAAACATTTGTAAATAAAACTGTAGCTTTAGGAGATACTGCTGATGTATCAGTATATAGTCCTTCAGGTGCTACAGCTATTATTATACATTGTCAAGTAGCTAATGTAGATGGCACAAGTGCAGCAGATTTAAATGTAGATTTGTATGATACTTCAGCTACAACAGCAGCAGCAGTTGTTTCAACTCTTTCAGTACCTGCTGATAGTGCAGTTAATCCTATTGGAGGAAAACTTGTACTTGAAGATGGAGATGAATTAAGAGCTTGGGCTTCAGCAACAAGCAGCTTAGAATTAACACTTGGCGTATTAGAAATTACATAGGAGAGTAAATGGCTAAACCTAAATATGGTATTATAGGTAACCCACCTTCAGATACAGGTACACTTTCAGGTGTATTTAATTTAGATGAACAAAAAAATTTAATTGATGATGATGAATGGTCAGCAAAATTTGACATTACTTGCTTAGCAATAGGCGGTGGTGGCGGTGGTGCAGGCGGCACTGGTTCAGGTGGTGGTGCAGGAGGATATAGAGAAGGAACTGTAACACTTAAAAGAAATCAAGAATACACTATTACTGTTGGTGCAGGTGGTGGTGGAGGAGGAACTTATGGTCGTGGTGGTATGGCAGGAAGTCCTAGTGGAATAAGCAATGCTACTACAGGAGAAAGAGTTTTTATAGCATCAGGTGGTGGCTCAGCACAAGGTGGTGAAGGTGGCTCTGGAGGTGGTAGTTCTGGAGTTGGAAATGCAGGTTTTTATATACCATCAGAAGGCAATAATGGAGGTTCAGGTCTAGGTGGTGGAGGTGGTGCAGGTGCTGTAGGTAATAATCAATCAGGTACATCTTGCGGTTCAGGTGGTTCAGGTACATCTTCATCAATAGATGGTTCAGCTACTACTAGAGGTGGTGGTGGAGGTTCAGGTGCTTATTATAGAATTTATGCACCAGGTCAACAATTTGCAGGTGGCGGTGGTTCTGGCGGTGGAGGTTCAGGCAATCGTGGTGAAGGAACTGGTGGCGGTGGGTCAGGAAACACTGGCGGAGGCGGTGGTGGAACTGGTCACGCTAATGCAGGTGGTTATCACTATGGTGGTAGTGGAGGTTCAGGTATAGTTATTATTAGAACACTTGAAACTGCAACAGCTACTACAGGAACAGTTGCTACTGGAACTGATGGAGATTACAACTGGTACAGATTTACATCTTCAGGAAGTATTACATTCTAATGGCACACTTTGCACACATAGATGAAGCTAATATAGTTGATGAAGTATTAGTTATTGGTAATGAAATTATTGACCCTGAAAATACAGGTACAGAAGATGAACAATTAGGTAAAGATTTTATTCAAAATGTATTACATAAATCAGGCACTTGGTTACAAACTTCTTACAATAATAATTTTCGTAATAAATTTGCTGCAATAGGAGATACTTACAATGCTGAAACAAATGAGTTTTTACCTCCTAAACCATACGCTAGTTATGTATGGAATGATACAGATAAAGATTGGGATGCACCAATAACTTATCCATTAGATGGATTAGTAGATAGTGATTATCCTACAGGTTATCCTGAAGAATTTGTTACAGCATGTGAAGCAGATACATCTGCAGTATACTATTATGAATGGAGAGAAGAAGAATATCAAGCTGACAATACAACTGGTTGGTTTTTGGTAAGACAGCAATTTACTTAAAATAAAAAAAGGTGGAATGTGAAAAAAAATAATACAGAAATTATATTCGTATCTGAATATGATGGTTTTGATAACATAAAAGAATTTAGACCTTATCCTGCTACAGAGTATATGCCTGAATGGTTTAGAAATATGCCTGCAGAAGTTAAGTTACCTGCTGAAAGTTTTTCTGTAGATGGATATATAAGAAAAAAGATACCTAACATTCGTACTGCTAAATTATGTCCAAGTTTTGTAGACATATATAATGAAGGTTTTGTTCTACCTGCACCTTGTGATATATGGTTAAGAGTAGAAGAAGATGGAACTTGGGAATACAGATTGTCTAATCCATTGTTTAGTATGGAGGACCATGGCAATCATCAATATGTATACCATCACAAAGGAAATGTAAAACATGTTTTTAAATTAACTTACCCTTATAACATAATTGTTCCTGATGGTTACAGTGTTAGACAAGTACCTATGTTTTATGATTACAATCCTGATTGGCATTTAGCTTATGGTGTATTTGAAGCAGATAAAATGCCTGAAATATCAGTACAAATATTGTATACATCAAAAGAAAATGAAGTTGTTATAAAAGCAGGAACTCCATTAGGTTATTATATTCCTTTTAAAAGAGAAAGTTATTCAATGTCTATAGGAGATTATAACCAATACAGAACTAAAATATTAGAAGGGTGGCACAGGGGTGTGTCTAGTTTTAAAAATGCTAGTAGAAAATTTTTATCTGATAAAAATTATTCTAGAGATAAAAGACAAGAAAGTTATAGAGATGCTAGGAAACAAAAATAAAAAACCTTTTATAAAATTTAGTTCACCTATACCAGGAATTATTGATAGCGAAATAGTACAACCTAAACCTGCAAGTGAGTTTATACCAGATGGTTGGAAAGGCGTACCAAGTAAAATGCAACCACCATTTCCTGATGAAAATGATATGTATAAATACTTAGGTAATAACTCTATGAAAAGAACAGCAAAGACTTGTCCTAGTTTTGTTGATGTATTTAATACTGGATATGTTATTCCTGCACCCTGTGATATATATTTAAGATACAACAAAGAACAAGATGTGTATCATTTTGAAACAGCTATACCTGATATACCTATAGTTATACATTCACAACAACAATATCTTGCACATTTAAAAAATCCACAACATGAATTTATATTTAAATTAGATAATGTTTGGTGTATAGAAACACCTAAAGGTTACAGCATACAACAACTTCCAATGTTTTGGCATCATAATCCTGATTGGGAAACAGCTTATGGCATACTACACACAGACCAATTTCATCAATTAAACATACAACTTATGTTAAAAAAAGGTGTATTTGAAACACTTATTAAACAAGGAGAACCTTTATGTTATGTTATACCTTACAAGAGAGAAGAATATGATTTACAGTTAGTAGAGTTTGATATTAAAAAATTAGTTACCGCAGATTTTAATAATTTAGGAACATTTGCAGGAACAGCGTATCGTAAATTCTTTAACAAAAATAATAATGATTAATAGTTCTTGGAAAAAATATACAGGATATCAATCATGTACTTGTGGGCTTAGTTATAAACAATGGAGAGTGTTTATATATTGTTCAAACAACAACTGCACAAAGTTTGGAAAGATGATTAGTTTACATAGAATAAATCAACCTAATGTTTTTTCTGATTTCTTTAAAGAACATAGAGGATTACCCATTGAAAATTAAATTTGTAGCAGTAGAACCTAAATGGTTAGAGATGCAACCACCTCCTAAACCTGCATCACTATATAAACCTGATTGGTATAAAGATACGCCTTTATATTCTCCTGGAAATAAATTTCAATTTACAGAAGAAAATAAAAATATGACATTTAAAAAATGTTTACCATTCATAGATGGAATAAATGCAGGATATATATTAGAAACAAGAAAAGATATATTTGTACAAAGTAACAGCACAGATGATAGTAATAATTTTGATTTAGTTTGGAACTCTGATGAGTTGGTAGTAGGAATACATCATTCTAATACAAGACTTATGCAACCACCTGAAGGCTATCATTCACAAGTAGTAACTTATATATGGAACTATATTGTTAAAACTCCTAAAGGATATTCTACTTTATTCTGTGAACCATTTGCATATCCTAATGGAGTGTTTAAAGCTATACCTGCAGTAGTAGATACTGATGCTAAAGCATTAAACTTTCATTTGTCTTTACATTTTAAAAAAGGATTTACAGGTGTAATACCTAAAGGAACTCCAATAGTACAAATGATACCCTTTAAAAGAGATAATTGGAAACATGAAGTATCTACATTAAAACTAGGTGAACATGAAATAATGCAAGAAACTACATTTAATGCAACTATATTTAACAACTACAGAAACCTAACTTGGTCCAAAAAAGATTATAAATGAATGTATATCCTAAGTTAGGTAAAACAAAAGTAGGTTATTTTTATATACCTGATAATCAACATTTTCATCCTTCATTAAAACAACCTTTTAAAAAAATAAATAGAAATGATTTTGGTTGTCCTGCAGTAGGTGGATTATATAACAGAATGTATTCTATAAATAGTCTTGCATCAGTAGAAGTAGAGTTTGGTATGAAAGATGGAGAACCTTATTATAAATATCAAATAGATAAATCAGTTCATGCAGTTACAGGATTGATGCACGATTTTTTAACTGATAAATTACAAGTGTTATCTAGTAACAAAGGTACTTGTGTACTACAATTTGCTACACCAATTATTTTTGTTACTGATGATAAAGAATTAGAACTTACATTATTGCAACCACAGCACAATATAGATATAGATAATGCAATATTTGTAAATGGTGGTATGTATCCTTATGGTTGGTTAAGAGCAATTAATGCAGCTTATGTACAAGAAGATAAAACTAAACCTGCAAAAATAATATTTGATGTTAATAAAGATATGTACTCAATACTATTTAATAAACAAGTTTCTTTAAAAGAAATAGAACCAACTGAAAAGATATTGAAGTATATGCAATATACAGATAGGTCAATTAATTATCACACCAATATTAAAAAGATATTTCCTAAAGTTTTTAAACAACGACCTAAGCGTATGTTATAATCTTGCTTATGGATTTTATAATAGGTTTCTTAATAGGGTATTTTTTAAAAGAAATTAGTTCTTATATTAAAAGATTAGCTACACCAAATGACTGGGATAAAGAATGGGATTGGATAGAACCTATTCAGGAAGATGACCTACCATAATGTCTAACGAAAAATATAGTAATGGCTTTACCCAGAAGGAATTAAATATAATGATATTAGAAAAGTTAGACAAAATAGAAAATCAATTAGATACTAAATTAGATAAATCAGAGTTTCATAAGATACTAGGATTAGTAGGAACAGTAGCTGTAGTTATTGCAGCGTTTATAATGTAACTATGTGTACGGTAAAACAAAAGGAAGATGGTTCATTTGTGCAGATATGTAACTGCAAATATGGAAGTGATAACTGTGAAAATAATAAGTAGAAAAATGTGGGGTGCTAAACCTGCAAAGACAAAGTATTCTAAGTTAGGAGAAGTAAAAGGTTTAGTAGTTCATTGGTCTGCTTATCCAGTAGCAGTAGGAAACCAAGCAGAGATAGACCAAGTAGTTAAGATACAAAAGCTACATCAAAAAGACAGAGGTTGGAATGATGTAGCTTATAATTTTTTAGTAGGAGATACAGGACAAATATATGAAGGAAGAGGTTGGGGAAACAGAAGTGCAGCACAAGGTGGTAATAGTAGGCAAGAAATTAATTACAACAACAAGCATTATATTGCTGTGTGTTGGCTTGGTGGCTCCAACCCTACCGACAAACCTTCTGCTGAAGCTCTTGCCTCCATTAAAGGATTAGCTGAAATAGTTGGTGGAGAACTTAAAGCTCATTCAGATTTTAAGCAAACTGATTGTCCAGGAGATGCAACTAGACAATGGATTATAGAAAAAAATGCTACACCTGTTAGCACAATCAGTAATGAAAGTCCACCTGATGTATATGTTCCTTTAAAATATGAAAAGAAATTAGATATAATTATTGCTAAACTAGAGAACATTGAAAATAAATTAAGGTTAGGGAGACTAATAAAATGAGTGAAGAATATAAAGACTTATTAGAGAGATGCCTTTGGACATTTGTTGAAACATTTGCTTCTACATTAGTAATCACACCAGCATTAGGTGTTGATATTAGTACATTAGAAGTTGCTGCTTTAGCTGGTGGTGCTGCAGTACTATCAGTATTAAAAACTTTTGCTAAGAATAAAGTATCGCCTACTCCAAAGAAAGCAAGTAAGTAGTTTCAATAGCAAAGCCGAGGGTGTTATCCTTTCTACCTCGGCTCTTGCTTATATACGGTTATTAATGTTCACCATAGTAATCTGATACTTCCCATTGTTTCTGACAAGTATGACAAGCTACTAGGTCTTCATCTTTATCACCATTACGCCACCCTGTTGATAGCTTATTGCCACATCTTTTACACATTAGAAAGGTGCTTCGCCTTCCTTAACATCATCTAATGATTTAGCTTTAGGCATAAATATACCATTCTGTACACCTGCATAGTCATTCCAAGACTTAGGAGTAATTTTATTATCTACCCACCAAGACTTAGAAAATACTTTACCATCTACAGTATCTCCTGCTGTACACTTAGATGCCATAATACATCTAAAGTCTGGTGACTTATCTGATTTCTTTTCAGCTACAGGTACATACTTAACTGCACCACCACAAGGACACCATAACCCTATATCATCTATAGCTAACTCACCTGTTGGATGGTTTCTTTCTTTAACGCTATATCCTGCATCAGTCAGTTCCTTAATAGGACCCTTAGCAGGAGATGGAGTAGTAGATGAGGCGGCTACTACTCCCTCCTTTGGTGCTGGTTTATTGGTTGCACTCTGCGTGCTTGAGCCACTTGACTTTTTCATTTCTTCTTTACTAGGTCTAGCTTTATCAGAACCTTGATATTTCCAGTTAGCTAATGCTCTACCTATAGCAGAGGTTTCGCAGTTTTCTAACCAAGCCTCGTTATTAGCAAAGCCACCTTGACCTTTGTATTCTTGTGCATACCCTGTACTTACAGGTCTTTCATCTTCTTCATTCTTATATACCTCACACCCTATAACAACCATATGTCCATCTTCACTTATGTTGCTAATGAATGTAGCAATCCTACCATTAGGATTATCAGACCAAAACTTTTTTAGCCTGTCTTCTACTGTTTCGTAGTTATCTAAATTAAACGCCATTAACGCCTCCTTCTTGTATCTTATATACTAGCTTCGTTAGTATTTAATGTGAACATTTTCTCTTTATATTTCCTGCACATAGGGTTAACACATTTAAGAAAACCCTTGTGTGCATATAAAGGACTACCACAACTCATACATATGTGTGACATATTACTCCTCTAGGTTTACTAAATACTCAGCAGTAACCCCCTTGTTAGGTTTTACAAATAGACAGTGCTGTGATGGTCTACCCATACTAGCTAACTGTTCTAGTGCATAACCATTGTGGCTCTCAGTGCTACCATTAACCCACACTCTTGTATCATTTATGTACAAGTTTGTTGGTGTGTGGTAGTGACCACATACTGCGTGAGTAAAGTCTTCCATTAAGTTATTAGCTGCTAGAGATTTCCAACCTAAGATTTTTTTATTGTATCCATAGAAAGGTAATCCCATACTGCCTCTAATGTTATCTCCGTGAAAGCAAAGAAACTTTGCTTTCTTGCCTAAGTCTGCTACTAGGTACCAAGTCTTGTCAGGTACTATAAACTTAATTCGCTTTTCATTAGCAAACATAGTCTCTAATATTTTTCCTAACATACGGTCAGCATTACTTTCAGGGTTGTAGTCTCTTCTTGACCTACCCCCTAAAGCACCGTGATTACCTATTACCCAATAGACTTCTACTTCTTCAAAGTCTGTTAGTAATGTACTAAAGAATTTATAAAGTATTCGTGGACCATCAACAGTAACTTGCTTATATAAGGAACTGTCAATTTCGTGGGCTTGTCCTGGGAATATGAGTTCACCCTCCACGATATCGCCAAGACAAAGAACTGCACACTTCTTAATAGTATGGCTTGCTCTCTGTATGCGTGCTAATTTAATTATCTTTTCTGCATATCTAACAACTCTTTCTTCAGCTATTTCACTGTTGTAAGTAGGTGTTTTTTTTGCAAGCTGTATATCACTAAGTAAGGGAACACATATTTCTTCTCCTTTTCCCTTTGTTTTAGGTGGTGCTTTAACTTTCGGTATGTCAAGCATTGAGATACCATCTCTTGCACCTGTATATACTGCTTCAACTAAGTCAGCTTTCTTATCTTTTAACTTATCAATCTGCTTTAGCAAGCGTTGATTAGTACGCTTAAGGTCTTTTATCTGTTCGCTTTCTGCTTCAGCTAAAAGTTTTGCTAATTCTTTATTCATTAGCTAAACCCTGTAACCATACTGAAACTCTACTTCTAGAGATTTCAAAACCAAACTCATCGTTCAGTATTCTAACTATGTTACTAGGTATAGGTCGCTTACCTTCTGCAACCATATCTTTTATTCCATTAAGGAAAGGCTCAGCTTCTTTAGGTACTCTTTCATACCAAGCAGAAACTCCACCTCTGTTCTTTTCTAGTGCTTTTTCAAGCAATTTGTTTATGTCTATGTTCGTACTCATATTCATATGCTAGCACACAATATTGATTATGCATATGCATAAGAGAAAAAAAATAAAATGCTTATGCATATGCATAATAAATAAAAAAAGGGGGGGAAGGTAGTAGGGTAACGAAAGGACAAACCCCTACCACCTTCATAATAAATATCCTATAGCCTAAGCAGGAATAGAGACTAACTACTTAGGCTACGAGATACTTACTTAGTACCTAATTGTTTGGATAATTTCTTTACTTGTTCTACTACACGAATAGGTATTATGTTATGTCTTCTCATAAACCTAGCAATCTCATCTCTCTTTTCTTTGCTTAGATTTATTGCAGTACCACTTTCATTTACACCTACTACTTGTTGGTCGCTTACCCATATACGAGGTTCTGGTTGTTGTGCTAGCCACTTTAGACCATCTAAATCTACTGAGTTAGCACCATACTCTTCTAGGTCTCGTATAGCGTGAGTATCAATACGACCATCTTTAGCGATAATCTTTATCATACCATCGTAGCCATCTATCTTACTGTTGTATCCTACATAGCCAGCTATGTTAGATGCAGGTAGATAGTCAATAATTTCTCGTATGTCTTCCTCATAAAAAGCCATAGAGCCACTACAATCTATCATCATTGAGCCACCTGCTACTGTAGTCTTATTTGCAAAGACTTTCTTGTCAGTAGTCATACGATGCATATGTTTAGGAACAACACCTCTATCACTATTACGCTTAGCAATTTCTCTAACTGCTTTGTGTATAGTATTAGTAGGTGTGAATTTGAATATCTTAGCTACTCCGTGCATACCAGAAGTGTCGCCACTCCAGTAATTAATGAAGTGTCTTTCATATTGTTGCTCACTATCGTCCATAATTTGTTTAGCAAGTTCATCATCAATTCCTTCTGGTAATGTAATACCATCAAAGTCCTCAGCAATACTATCCATTTCTTCTAGTTGTGCTAGGTATTCCTCGCCATCTAGTTTAATAGTGCCTTCAGAAGTAAGCATCTTTGTTAATCGCATACTACTTCTTACTGCTTCAAATGGATTAGAAAGCATTCTTACTAGTTTATTAACTCTTCTTCTAATAGAAGAAGTAGTTATTTTCCTATGACGCCAATGGTTTTCATCTCTATCGTAATACATAGAACCACGAAAACTTGTCCAAGTAATGTAAGACTGTGCTTCGTAAATACCAAAGAACAATGAGTTCAGTATGTTATATACTCTAGAACAATCTTGGTCTACTATCATAGTAGGTACCTTACTACCTACAGGGTATCTCATTTCTAGTATTGACTTAATGTATGACTTAGCATCTTCGTAGTCTATAAGTCTAGCTTGTCCTGCAAAAGCAGTTTTCTTAACATAATACTTATATACTTCTAATATGCTTTCATCAGCAAGTATTTTCTTAATTACCTCTTTGGCTATCAAGTCTGATTGTTCTTGCCTCATCATACCTAATGTGTTGTACATAAGAGACATAAACTTTCTTTCGTTTTTAGTTAGTTCTCTTACTCCTTCTACATCGGTTAAGTATTTGTCATACTCCCAGTAGTCTCTATAACCCAATGACTTTGCTATCTTATTAGCTCTTCTCTTAGCACTTTCTCTATGATACTTGTTAGCAAATAAGAACTGTGCTATGTGTAATATGTCTAGTTCCTTAGTACGAAACTTCATATCTCTAAACAACTTCATCTTTGTTATTGCAGTATTAAGCAATACCTGTTCGTTGTATTCATTAGCACATTGGTAATAAGGAAGTATCAATTCGTTTCTGCTAGTAGGTACTAAGCTAGTACCTCTACGAACTCTAAACTTTCTAACCTTATCACCACGCAAAGAAAGATTTACTAATGTAGGTGGAACATAACCACCTACATTTGTAGCACTTTTTCTAAATAAGTTATTCATCACTATCTGTTAGTGCATCAATAATATCAGCACAGTTATCAGTGAATACTACACTAGCAGCAGTAGATAACTCACAACCTTTGTCTAGTAGTTCTGCAAATGCAGACCACTTACGAACTGAGAAGTTGCCTTCGTTATAGTCTTGATATACTGACTGTAATTTCTTAGGCAGACTTTCCAACGCAGATGGGTGTACTTCGTTAATGGCTAGATTAACTGGGAACCTATCTCTAAGTGCATCAGGTAAGTCAGCAGGAACTCCGTTCATAGTTGCTACAACTTGGAACCCTTCCTTAGGTCTAACAGTTTCCTTGTCCTTGTTTGGTAGTGTGAACTTCGCAAACTTAGGGTCATCTAGCAAAGCGTGTAAGAAAGTCATAACATCTACACCAGCGTGGTCTATCTCGTTAATGACTAGTCTTGCACCTTCTTTCCAAGCACGAACACCTACGCCATCAAGCCACTCAAAGCCACCATTGTCAGTTGCTACATAGTGACCCATAAGTTCTGCTGCCGTACTATCGTGTGTAAGTGTAATGTTATACACTTCTTGATTTTCTTTTAGTCCAAGAGTATTTGCTTGAAAGGTTTTACCTGTACCAGGTATACCGAACAACAATATTCTTGGTGTATAAGGAATTACTTCTGCAAGTAATTTCCAAATGTGTCCTTCTTTCATATTATTCTTCCTCTCTATTATCAGCTAACATCTTTTCTACATCTTGTATAAAGTTTGTAGTTAGCTCTTCTGCTTGTACATTGTTCCATACTTCCATAACATCATCAGTTATGTTTTGTACTGCAGGTACTTCTGGTAGCATATCAAATGCTTCCTTAGGTATATCTACAATAACTGTATGGGAACCTTCATTGTCTTTCATCAGCACCACTTCCCATATGGTACGATAGTGCATATCTGTAGGCACACCTTCCTTATGGTAATGAGGCATTGACATCTTTAGAAATATAGGAAACCTAGCGTCAATGCAATCTAGTTCTCCCATAGGGTTAGCAGCAAATACCCACTCTGCTAACTGTCTATTGTATTTGTTCTTAATAGCAAGTGTATTAAGATACTCAAGAATAGACTTAGTAATAGCTATATGTTGTGTTACTCGTACAGTATCCTTAGCCATTATTCCTCCTCACTTTCTTCGTTCTCGGTTACTTCTTTCAAGAACTTTTCTATATCCTTGTCTGTTACTGTTTTCTGTAGGCTTTCTATAGCCTCTTCCTTAGTAACAGTGTCGCTTGTATAACCACCTTGTACTATTGCACTAACAGTTCTAATATCACCTATGGTTATTAGCTCTGGTTCTTCGTGTACAGTAGTTACTTGTTTGTACATCTTTCCAAATGCTTTCTCATTTTCTAGTATCATTTCTAGTACTAGTTGTATGACATACGAAGCTAACATAAAGTCTGATGGTTCCTTATCGTTAGGAAACTCAGCTTTGAATAGTTGCTTGCTTTGCATAAGCACCTCATTATGTTCGCCTTCAGACATTTCTGCTATCATATTAGATGCGAATAGCATAACCCCAGTAGCAAAGTCTTTCATACGATTTTGCCATAGGTGTTTCTCTACCCACTTCATAGTTTCTATGGTATCGCTAGATGCAATATGATACTTGCCGTTCCTTCTACTAGGTTTGGTATTACCATCTTCATCTACTTCAGCAGGATAGAACATTCCTATGCCTTGCATTTCCAATTGAGTTAGTGCAGTAAGTTTAGAAAAATCTTTTAGTCCTAATCTTTCTGCGTTCTCTATCTTCTCTACCATTTGTTCAGCAAATTCGTTATACTTATCTTCACTAGGCATCTCGAATTTATCACTCATTTTTTATCCTCTCTACTACAACCACACTCGCAGTTGTAGGTTTGGTCTTGTTCAGTAGAATACTTACCCTTAAAGTCTGTTAAGCACTTTTCACATAAGGCTCTACTGTTATTCCATATTATTACTGACAAAGGTTTCCCTTCATCATCTTGTACTGGTATCTGTGCATTACAGAAATCACATATCCATAGGTCATTAGTTATTCCTGTGTCTAGTAATGTATCTATAAAGAAGACACCATCTGCTTTGCTTTGTTGTTCTCTAAATTTTATAGAGGCGAGAACACTTATCTCTCTATGTTTTATAGGGTTTTCTACTACAACCCAATCGTTAGGTTCTATATACTCACTCATCTTTCTTCTCCTCGTTTAATAGTTCTGCAACCTTACCAAAGTCAATAGCCATTATTTCCTTATCACAACGATTGCACCATACTTGCATACCATAAGTAGTCCAACCTGCTTGTTGCTTACTAAAGTCCTTAGGTGCTACACCTTTTGGTATGGTAGGTAAGCAAGTTTTACAATGAAAATAAGATACTATATCACTCTCTTTTGTACTAGGCATCTTCTATCACTACTACTTTCTTAACTGTATTCTTTCCTTCGCCATACGCTTTCATATGAAGTTGTGCCTCACGATAGGTATATCCTCTGCGTAAGCACTCCCATAGTTGCTGTATGATTTCTACTTCTTCCATTATTCTTCCTCCTCGTATGAAATAACTTCATAACAATCATTACACTCAACACTTGCGTTTCCATTGATACCATTACCATAAGTAACAACTTCTACTTCGTGTCCAATGTGGTCTTTAATAGCCATTATTCACTCTCTTCTATAGCATTCCATCTGCTAGTTACAAAGAAAGTAGGCTTATGGTCAAGCAGTTCTTTTGCAGTAGCATCAGTACTATCATCTAGCATTGATACCAGCTTGTCTATACAAGCTACTGCACTTTCCTTATCTACTTCACTAGTGAAAGTGAAGTCTATTGTAAGTACATTAGTATCTTCGTTACTTGTACTTATCATCTCGTATGGTTCTTTCATACAATATTCTCCAATCTTCTTTTACTATTCTCTTTCTTTATAGTTTGATAGCCACACTCAAAGCACTGCACAATAATATGCACACTACTCTTAACATTGCTATGTATTGCTAGCTTGGTATAAGTACCTTGCCTACAATTATCACATACCATATCTATCCTTTCATTAGCAAAGCCGTAGTTTCGGTGGTACATACAACAGGGGAAAGTATTACTCCTACTACTACGGCTTCACTCCACGTATAAGTGTCATTTTACTAACACTTGCTATATCCTCATATAGCTCGTAACACACAGTTGGTAGGAGTTCAACCTACAAAGCGACCATAATAAATTATTCGCTACACGCAATTACTACTATGTGTTACAAGCTACATACCAATGTAGCGTAGTACTCACACTGCTGATAACATTTACACATACTACTTTAGAACACAGCATAGGTGTATGAGTACTACGCTACCTACTGCGACTAGGTAGTGCAATAAGTGAAAGGCACCTAGTCAGGAATTATGAATTGCAGTAGATAGCGAGCTATATATTATTTACAAAACTCGCAACCCTGTAAGTCTGGTGCAATATTAATACCACAGCTTTTACAAAAGTTATCTATAGTTTCTAATACACTAGCTTTCGCTATAGTATTATTAGCCATATCATCTTGTCTTATAACGCTTTCATTAGCACGAATTTCTGCTAATAGTTTTAAGCCTTCTTCTATAGCAAGTCTTTCTTCTATACTGGTACGCTTTACAGGGGCTTCTAACTCCCTGCAATCGTAGCATATATAGCCACGCACTAAATTCTTGCTACAGTACTTGCATACTGAAGTCTTATCCTTAGCGTTATGAACTGGTTGTACATACTCGCGTACTCCGTTTAGGTTAGGAATACCTGTATCTACAATAGTTTTATCCTTATCGTTATATACTCTTTTGTTTCTAGGAACACTAGAGTTTCTGTATTTCTTTGCCATATATAGTCACCTGCCTTTCATAGTCTAAATATATAAGCTAAAAGAAAAGTCAAAACTTTGACTTGAGAAAAATTTAACACAACTCAGTAATATTACTTCAGTATATAGCAGGTGGATTTGACAACCCCAATGCATAACTCCAGTATGCACGCCAAGGATATATATTTAAATATATATCAAGAAAAAAAAATAAAATAAATTTTGAAATCAAGTGTAGAGAAATATAAATAGTGAGAGTATATAGAGTGACTAGATAGGAACAGATTATGGTGTATATGACTAACTAGACATAGGAAACAAATATAAAAAAAAAGTAGTAGCCGACAATTAAGCCGACTACTACTAAGTATGATACTAAGACATATAGTCTTGAACTGTACCTTTGAACCTACCATTCATAAAGGCTTTACATTCCTGTAAAGTAGGCACTTCTTCGAACCTATCGGATATCGCGTTAGTACCTATCTCTTCCATAAAAGCAGATGACATTGTGCCTGCTTTAGTAGGTTTGAAAGCCTTACGAGTAAGAACTTTGGGATATGCTTTGAACAATTCTTGCAATTGAATAACTGCCTCGTATTGTTTAAGTATCCCTAAGTTCTTGAATTTTCCCTGAGTGTCTTGCACTGCTATCATATAGCGTGTCTTACCCTCGCTTTCGGGGGAAAATTCAAAAGAGGAAGAACCTCTTAGCTTAACTAAGACATAACCCTTAGGTAAGTATTTTTTAGAAGATGGATATACTTGACATATATTTTCTTCCTCTTTTGTGTAGAACCTATGAATAGGTTTTTTTGTAGCCATAATTAATCACTTATCCTTTCATATCGATATATATAGCTAATTACCAACATACTACGATAAGTCAAGTTAAACCGCTTTATAGAAGTACTTTCCTTACTGGATGCTTAGGCGTACATTGAGAGTGCGTGTAGTACTTCTTAAAGAATTTAACTTTACTATTGTAGTAAAAGGTTATTTGTGCTTTGTACAAATGTTCTTGTTGGGGGTAATTAACTATATATATAACCCACAATAGAAAGATGATAATAAAATAAGGAAAAGCAAAACACACTATAGAAGTAGCGGTGGTGGTTGGGTTGTGGCTACTTAAGTAATGAGTGTGTTTTGTGTATGACTATATTTTATATTAGCTTTCGGTTAGCTAGTACGAATTATGTATGGTGTTTAACAAAGGGTATCGTTTCTAAGGAAAGGTAGGACAAATTAAGTAACTATATAGTATTGTCGTGTAAGTATTACATATAAGTTAGTAGATAGTACCCTATCGTACTTGCACTGTGCGTTATAGTACGCCTGTGTGTTAGAGGGGGGATTTAATGTGGCTACCCCTATATATCATTACGTAAGTAGAGAAAAGATTGCTGGTAATTTTGTGAGGAAGGAAAGTGGTGTAGGTTTGTTTACAGGCATTGTGAACAATCAAGAAGGTATAGATTGATAATCTACACCACCGTTCCTATTGTCCTATATTAGCACACTATTGCTAGTAAAGAGAAAGAAAAAAAGAACTTTTTTCTATAGTACGCTTGGAGTGTGTAGTGCGTACAGCGAACCCTGTGTCACTCCCTCCCAACCAAGTGTTTAAGTTTAGTGAACATTATGTTTGCTTTTCCTTAAAAATTAAATATGTGAAGTAATAGCCTTTAACGCTAGTTACCACCGTGTAGCTAATCGGCTTTATCCTTCTAAGTATGTTCTTTGAAACCATTCCTTATGAGCTACTGATTTCAAATGCCTATGTATAAAACTATACTACTATTATAATTTTAAGCAAGTTAAAGGAGGATAGATGTTTGATTTTAAAGAGCAACTAGCAATAGGAGAAAAAGGAGAACGATTAGTTAAGTTATTTTATGAACGACAGACTGATGATGGCTCCACTAAGTTTATAGTAAAAAAGACACGAAGAGAGGAACAATTAAAGGGTGCTGACCTATTCATAATTAATAATGAACTAGGTATGAAGTATGTAGAAGTTAAAACTGACACACAAACTAAAGATACAGGTAATGTAGCTTTAGAAATACAGATAGTACAGGATGACGGCACAATGCAGACAGGTTGTCAATTCAAGACCTTTACTGACTATATGTTTTACTGGGCTTACCCAACTAATCAACTTTATTACTGGAATCCTGAACAACTAATACCCTTTATTGTTGACTGGTTGAGGGAAGATAAATACAGGATTATAGAGGCTGAAAATAAAAATTTTTTTTCACGCAACTTAATCGTGCCTGTGGATGACCTGCTCGCGACTGGCGTAGTACGCACTATCAATTTGAGTTTTCATATTTTGCAAGAGGTAGAAGAGGGTAAGGAGGCAAACCCTGCCTCTACCTCATAATATAGTATAATAAACAGATGGCTAAATACACAACTTGTAAAAGTTGTAGAAGACCTTTAGAAGTAGTAGAATTTATAAAAAAATGTACTAATCTTGGTTGTATAGAATATAACAAGCAAGTAGGAGTTAAAATTGTACGGAAAAAAAATGTCGAAGAAGAAGAGTAAAAAATCTTATGGCAAAAAGAAAAAAAAGTAAAAACATATTTGAAAATCCTAATATTTTAAAATCTTGGGGTATGGACCTGGTAGAGAACTGTGGTAGTATGATTACACAAACTCCACCTAATATGGAAAATTTAGATAAATTAATTAAAGAGTTTGTACAAGATTATAACGAACAAATGGAGAATGCAGATGCCACACAGTAAAGGTAAAAATAGTTTAGTAGCTAATATACATAGACGAAAAGTACAAGGTAAGTCTAGGTCAAAAAAGAATAGTACTATATCTAAAAAAGCATATAAGCAAATGCAAAAAGGTTGGAAATGAAACTATATACAAAATCAGGAAAATTGTACACAGGTAAAAAACATAGAATGCCTAATGGTCAATATCATACTGGTGCTAAGCATACAGCTAAATCACAAAAGTTATATAAGAAAAAACCAAAGAAAAAATAATGGCTGTTACATATAGAGGAGAAAAATTTTCAGGTTATAACAAACCTAAGCGTACACCTAAAGCTAGCAAGTCACACGCTGTTCTTGCTAAAAAAGGTAATAAAGTTAAGTTAGTTAGATTTGGACAGCAAGGTGTTAGTGGCGATGGAAAAAAGAATACAGCAAGAAGAAGGTCATTTCACGCTAGACATAATTGCTCAGCTAAAAAAGATAAATTTACTGCAGGCTATTGGGCTTGTAGGCACAAGTGGTAGCTAAAAATATAATATGTATTTCGCCTGATTGCGAAGAAAAACTACCAGCAAATAAAAGAAAATACTGTTCCGATACTTGTATGTGGCGTGAGCAAAAAAGAAAAGCACGTTACAAAGAGCAAGGTAGAGAATATGAACCTGAAGTAAAAGAAGCTAACAAAGGTAAAGTTACACAAGTTAGACGTGGTGCTTTATACGATAAGTTTGTAAATCAAGGATATGCATTAGACCTTATACAAGGAAGAATGGATAGACAAGAAATTGCTAAAGAGTTAGGTTGCACTGCAGCACACATATCTAGATTGTTAGGTGCATTTCAGGAAGATTACGAAAAAGATAAACAAGCTGAGAACTGGGAAGTATCTGATGATGCTAAACAATCATTAGAAGATTTCCAAAATTTTAGAGACAGATACTTTTTAACAGAACAAGGTATTCCTTTTGAAACAGCAAATTTTCATCATAGATGGATAAAATCTATTAACAAAGCTTTACTTAATGGTGGTCAGCAAATGATACTAAGTCCACCACGACACGGTAAAACTGAGTTGTTAATACATTTTGTTATATGGCTTATTTGTAGAAATCCTAACATAAGAATTATGTGGGTAGGTGGTAACGAAGATATTGCTATGAACTCTGTAATGTCTGTTATGGATACCTTAGAACAAAACGAAAAATTAAAAGAAGATTTTTGTGGACCTGGTGGTACATTTAAACCTGCAACTAGAGCAGGAAAGATGTGGTCTAGGAATGGATTTACAGTATCTACTAGAACTGTGTCTGGTATTAAATCTCCAACAATGATTGGTATTGGTCGTGGTGGTAAGATACTTTCTCGTGACTGCGACTTAATTATTGCAGATGACATTGAGGACCATAGTTCTACTATGCAACCAGCATCAAGAGAGAATACTAAAAATTGGTGGACAACTACTTTAGGTTCTAGAAAAGAGGAACATACAGCTATGGTGCTTATAGGTTCTAGACAGCACCCTGAAGATTTATATTCTGCAATTTTAGAGAATGATGCTTGGGAACATATAGTAGAAGAAGCTCACGATAGTATGTGTGATATAGCAGAGTTTGAAGAAGAAGAACACGTAGACTGTATGTTGTGGTCAGGTAAAAGAACTTTTAAATGGTTAATGAACAGAAAGAAAGACGCTATGACTACTGGTGGTCTAAAGAACTTTGAAATGGTATATCTTAATAAAGCATTTAACGATAGCTTAAGATTATTTAACCCTGAACAAATACAAGAATGTTATGACCCAAATATGAAATTAGGTTATGTTCCACCTGGTTCTTATTTAGTAGCAGGACTTGACCCAGCAGCTACAGGTTATCAAGCAGGTTTCTTATGGGCTGTAGAAACAAAGAATGGTCAAGTTAAATTAACAATGGTTGATTTAGAAAATCATCACGGTGGTGGATTAGAAGAAGCATTTAATCTTATAAAGTTATGGCACGAAAAATATAATTGCTATCACTGGGTAATAGAAGAAAATGGATTTCAAAAAGCTATTAGACAAGATAAACATACAAAAGAATATTGC